CTCACAACACGTAAAAGGTATATTCGACGCGCTCCCAACTCCGCATAATCAATCGAATGTTAGGGTAATACCAGAATCTTTTATTGATGCAATTAAAACTCCAAATAAAAATGTTAAACTGGAAGTTGATACGAACTTTAATATTTTGGTTTTTGGACAGATAACTGGTGGCAATGCAGACTTGGATAGAAAAAATACATTTTATACTCTAAAATGGCTTTGTGAAGCATTTAAAGATGATAAAGACGTTGGAATTATTATTAAAACAAATGTTGGCAGAAATACTGCCATCGACAGACATCAAACATCTAATTTGTTAATAGCGGCCTTAAATGAATGCCGTCATGGCCCATATCCCAAAATTCATTTGTTACATGGAGATATGACCGACGAGGATGTTGCCGGGTTATATGTTCATCCAAAAATAAAAGTATTTGTGTCTTTGTCAAAAGGTGAAAGTTGGGGTTTACCAATGCTCGAAGCTGCCGCCTCGGGATTGCCAATAGTGACTGTTCCATGGTCAGGTCACTTGGATTATTTGAGTTTAGGTAAATACATTAAAATTGATTATATTTTGAAAGAAATTCCAAAAGAAAGAGTTGATCCAAATATATTCATGCCCAACGCCAAGTGGGCAATAGCAAATGAACTAGATTTTAAAAATAGAATTAAGAAATTAAGAAAAGACTATGAAGTGCCGTTACAATGGGCAACCGAATTAAAAAATAAAATATTAGAGCAATACAATTTCGAGAATATAAGTAAACAATATGATGAAATGTTCTTGGACTACCTAAAATAATATAGGAGATTAAATATGTCCGAAAAAGTAAATCATCCATCTCACTACACGCAAGGAAAAATTGAAGTTTTGGACTTTATTATAGATCAAAATTTTTGTTTTTTTTCTGGTAATGTGGTGAAATATTTGTGTAGATACAAATATAAAGGCGAACCATTGGAAGATTTGAAGAAAGCTAAATTTTATTTAGATAAACTGTTGGAGATAGAAGAACTAAGAATCAAAGAAGAAGTATCAAAAAAATGATTTATGCTTTAATAGTTGTGTCAATTGTGTTGATGATATCTTTATATTTAAATTATAAATTTATTAAATCTATATTTTCTTTAGAAGATGCAATTAATAATATTGCGGATCTTTATTCTATGACACAAACATTAATTAAAGATTCGGTGGACCAACATCGTAGAGCCCAAGAACAAGCGATAACTCTTAGAAAAACATTCTTGATCTATGATAACCAAGATGTTCAACGCATGGCTAAAATAATGTCTGTTTGTGAAGAAACTTTAACAAGAGTTATAAATACATTAATAAAGGCTAGTCGCACTTTATTGAAATTTAACAAACTAAATTCAAAAATAAGAATGGATATAGACGAGAGCGAAGAAGAAATGTTGCAGGATGATGGTCGAATGGTAAAAGGCGAAAACCAGATTCAAGAGGAATATAAATGATTGTACGAAAAAAAATATCTAGAAAAAAACCATCAGAAAGGGCAACCAAAAAATATTTTGATAATGGAACACAATCATCAATTGTTGATTATCAAGCCTTAAACGTGGTTAACGACAAAAATGCTTTATACGTTGAAAAAATATTGCCCGCTTTTCAAACATTGGTGGACAATTTAATCAATGTTTATGGGTTCTCGGTTTTGTATGATACAAAAACTAATTTGAGAAATGAGTGTGTGTCTTTTCTGTATGAGCAATTACACAAATATGATGTCACAAAAGGGTCTAGGGCATTTTCATATTTCAATGTCGTGGCTAAAAATTGGTTAACTATAAAAAGCAAACAAAACGCTAAAAGAGTGCAAGCTTATTCAAGCTTGGACGACAAAGATGCAATGACCATGCATGACTTAGAAACAATTGAACATTATAGCATAATTCCATCTTGTGATGAAGTTGTTGTTACCTCAGAAGTAACGAAAAATATAAAGAACGTTCTTGACCAAATTAAGGAACGTGCTAAAACAGACTGTGAATTAATTGCCATAGAGTCTATAATGATCTTATTTAAAGACGTTGAACAATTGGACTTGTTGAATAAAAGAGCTACCATGCTTTATTTGAAAGAAATGACAAGACTTCCAACAAAACAACTAACTGTTGCAATGTCGGCAATTAAAAAATACTATAAAGAAATAAAAAAAGGAAATATGTTAAATGACAGCAGCCAATAATATAGCTCTCGACATAGAAGAACTCAAAAAACTTAAAGAAGCACATAACAAACAATTTTCTGAGTTGCTTGAAACTTTATCGTCAATGGATGAAAAAAGAAAATCTTTGTGGAAAGAAATATACGAAAATGCGGCCACAGATAGACAAAATGCCTATATGTGTTACGTAGAAACTTACAACTCAATGTCCAAAAACAATGATTGGGCTATTCTAGGCCCGGTTGCAAAAAAGTTCTTAGATTCAATGGCGAAAGCCACTGATCAATTATTAGAATTAACACGTATTATTGCTGAAGTACAAGAAGCCGAAGCCGCGATTGACCCCGAAGAAATTTATAGTCAACTAGAATCTAAAAGAAATTAAATAGCTGTTCCTGAGAGGGTATACCAAGCGTTATTGTAATAAGCTTCTAGGTTGGTTGATCCGCTGTTGTAAATAATCATACCATTTACTGGTGAACTTGGTCTGCTGGCTAGAGCCGATACAACAAATCCGCCTTGAGCGGCTGTTCCACAAGTGATACGACCTGTATCGCCGTTAATAGTAAGAGCTGCTATACCAGTATTTTCAACTAAACCAGTTGAAGCGTGTGGCACACATTGCAATACTATATTTCCACCAAGACCAGCGCCAGTTCCTGCACCACCACGAATTGTTAGAGCTGCACCTGTGATGTCAGTTCCTGCACCGTCACCAGCATGTAATAAAATTGCGGCGGGTGCTGCGGAACCATCATTACTCAATGCTATTTCCGATGAATCAATAATGGCAATACCATTGCTATCTGGTTTAATTACGTATGTTCCTTTTGTTATAGTTGTCATTTTTTCCAATACTCCTTGTAAGGTTGTTAATGTTAAATATTGTGCAATCTATAAAATTGATTAACAAAAACAAATTTTATTGATAAAATAGTTAGAGTTGGTGAAATATGGTATCTGGCAACGGAATAAATGTCAATCGTAGATTGACCGTAGGTAGTCACGCAGTTGGAGAAGAGTTAAGTGGATTAAGAACGAATGGAGCACCACCAAATTTTGTAAGAGCAGTTGTGTTGGACGTTATTTCAGATCCGCTACGTCTAACCGAAGATGATAAAAATAGAATAAAGACAAACGTTGGTAACCAAGAGTTAGTAGATGTTGTCGTTAGAGATTCAATAATTGGGCGTGTGATAACGAATGGACAAGATATGGGTGATCAAACGCCAAAAATATTTTTTCCTTTTATTCCTCCACATTTAAGACTTCCCGTTAAACCAGGAGAAACCGTTTGGGTTATTTTTGATGATCCATCACAAACTACAACACGAGGATATTGGTTATGGCGCGTAAATGAACAAAGCACAGTAGACGATATCAATTTTACACATGCCGATAGAGCATTCGATCCCTACAATAATCCAAGCAACATGACCACTTCTATAAGAACAGCCATAGCGAGAGGAAACCCACCAGAAAATATAAATTTGGTTCCAAGTTTTCCAAACGGCAATGAGGCACAACATCAAGCAACCTTAAGTCCAAGCTCTAGAAATACAAATCCCTATGATGACATCTATAGACAGTCTCTGGCAATAACAGAAGTCACTTTAGAACCGTCTCCAAGGTTTACAAAACGCCCAGGTGATTTTGTTCTTATGGGCAGCAACAACACACGCTTAGTTCTTGGGGAAGATAGAAGTGGTCCCGCCAAAAGAGAAGACACCAGCACAGACAAACGTGGTCAAGCAGGGTCAATTGACATCGTGGTCGGTGTGGGTAGAGTCATGCCAGTTACATCATCTGTCACTCCAAGCGAGCAAGGAACGTCTCCTACCGCCCCCCGTGTAATTCAAAACACAAGGACCAATAAAGAAGTTGATAAAACTCCATTTAAACATAATGCTACAGATAATCTCAAAGAAGGCGATCCCGATTTTCAGAATGATGTTTCAAGAATTGTTATTTCTCAGAAAACAGATGGAGACATTAATTTTAACTTAAGACCGCAATTTCCAACTGCCTTTCAGGGTGAAATTAGTACAGTACAAGAGAAGGGGTATATAGTTTTAAAAAGTGATCAATTAAGGCTGCTTGCTAGAAAAGAGCAACTAGGAAGTATAAGAATAATAAAAGAAGGAACATCTGGTCATGATGGCGACTTTTGTTCGTTATTGTTTTTAAACGACGGAACAATACAGTTGGATGGGAAAATAATTTTTATTGGACGAACAGGTGGCTCTGGCCCTGGCGCAAATGGATCCGAGCCATATATTAAATATAGTATTTTTGAGAAGAGAATGCAAGAACTTATAGATGAAGTTGAAAAACTCAGAAACTATGTTGAAAGTTTAAATACATCGGTAAGTGCAGCTTTTATTGCTTCAACCGCCGTTCCATTCAGTCCTATTGCATCGTTGGTGGCTGTAGCAAATGGTTTAATGAATGGAACTGGTCCTGGTATTCTCACAGCAATTAAAACTAAATTAGAGAGCATTAGAAATACAATATCTGAAGCAAAATCACTTAGAATTTTTGGAGAGTAATTATGGAAGAAAAACTTAAACAAGCAATCAAGACCGCTTTTGACAATGTTGCAATTTTAGGACAACAATTGGTTGGACAATCTAATCCCAACTATGACGTAATAAAAGACAGAATTTCGGATGATTTAAAACAAGCAATAGTTACGTATACTCACGCATATGTTGAACAGCAGATTAATGCTTTAGTGGATGCAAATGCAATAATCAGTATGCAACGTCCTTGATTAATTTACCATAATCAATAGTTAGTTTTAGTCATATGCCAGAAATTAATTTTAAAAGTGTTGGTGTCAAAAGAGCAACAACCTTAGCTCAAAATAACTCAAATTCTGAAACCATTATTTACTATGGGGTTAAAACTCCACTAGAAAATGGCGCTAATGGTGAAGGTTTGTTTGCCATGCACACCGTTTTGATTGATCAAATTGTAGATAACTTAAAAAATTTAATTTGTACGAACCATGGAGAAAGATTGGGATATTTTGATCTTGGAGCCAATTTAAAACCATTATTGGCCGAAAAATCGTCTAGAAACGATTTCGACGAAGAGGCTACAACCAGAATCAAAACGGCAGTTACAAAATATATGCCGTATGTTGAGCTAACAACTTATGAGACGTTGTTCGATCCAATTAACAGAGATGATATTAGTCACGTAGAGAGGGTGAGAATACGTATAAAATTCAATATCTCTGTTCCGCAAGTAATTAATGTTACAGACAAAATTTTAGATGTTTGGATGCAAGTAGATTAAACAAGGTGATTAAATGGCGATTGACAGCAAAAAACAAGAACTAAAAGCCGTCAAAAATTTAAAGTATCTTAACAAAGACTTTGACGGCTTCAGAAATGACCTCTATGAGTATGCTAGAATTCATTTCAAAGACAAAATTAGAGATTTTTCACCAACAAGTTTTGGTGGAATGATGCTTGACTTGCCTGCTTATATTGGAGATGTTTTATCTT